ACCGGCACCCTTGGGTACTTCCCAGAATTGTGGGGGACACAAACCACCCAACTCTGTCAGTTAATTGGACGACAACCGAGCAAGTGCCCTTCTTGCTTGGGCGTCAGTATCACTTGACCTAAAGCCCTTGACCTACGCCATTGACCTACCATTACCACAAACAAAGGATTACACCCGATGACAAACAAACCCAAGAACCACGGCCACTGGAATAGCAAAGAATACAGAGACAACAGAGCCGAACTATTACGAGACAACCCTCAGTGCTACATATGCGGCAAGCCTGCAACCGAAGCAGATCACCTACTCGAATACGACCGAGGCGGTACGCATGAACTGCATAACCTTGCACCATCATGCAAATCATGCAACAGCCGAAGAGGTCAGAAATATGGGTCCATCAAAAAAAGAATTGTCAAAAATCAGACAGAACCCTTTTTTTCCACGCAGACGGAAGCCCCCGAACCGCCTCTTGTAATCTCTCCTTACAAAGATTTGGCAGGAACTGGCGACGACCAGCCGACATTACCGCAGGTCAGAGGGTACTTACCTAGATTGGAAACGTCTGTCCGGTCGAATCTGTCTTACGGCCCCCAAGTTGCACAGTGGGCAGAAAGGCATCAAAACATTTGTCTGTTTGATTGGCAAGTTCGTGCTTTGACTGGCCAGTTGTCCTATGACGGTGACACTGGTGACTTGTTGTTTCGTGAATCTTTATGCAGTACAGCTCGACAAAATGGTAAGAGCCAAGGCGGTTTGTGTCCCTTGATTGGATGGTGGCTTACTGACTTTGCCAGGTTTCGAGGCACGCCTCAGAATGTGTTGTCGGTCGCCAACCGTTTGGATCGTGCCGAAAGCATTTTTAATTTGTTGGCACCAATCCTTGTTGAAACATTCGGCGCTAAGGCAATGCGTACGTTTGGACGCAAGTCGGTCACAATGCCTGATGGTTCTATGTGGGAAGTAAGAGCTGCAAGCCCGAATTTGCATGGTGGATCGTATGACCTGATTGTGGTGGACGAACTTTTCAACGTCTCCGAATCCTGTTTATCGGAGGCCCTGCGTCCTTCACAGATTGCACGCAAGTCGCCTTTGCTGAGTTGCTGGAGCACAGCTGGCGATGAGTCCAGTAAAGCGATGATTCATATGCGTGAAACTGCTATCTCTGAACTTGAAAAAGGTGAGCCTTCACGGTTGTATTTTGCTGAATGGTCTATCGGTGATCGGGACTGGCGTGACCCTGAAAACTGGGGTTACGCAAACCCTGCTCTTGGTAAAACGATCACAATTGAGGCTTTGCAATCTGTGTCTAAAAAAGATTCGTTTATGCGTGCCCACTTGAATATGTGGATTAGTTCTCGAGGCAGTTGGTTGGAAGAAGGCGTCTGGGCTTCATGCAAAACTGATGACCCAATGCCTGCCGGTGGCGTGCTAGCCGTGGAAATGAGCATGGACACCAACCGTTATGTAGGTGTCAGATCGTCAATGTTTGATGGGATTGTGCACACTCATGTCGAATTCATTGTTGACAACGAAACAGCACTGTGGTCTGAGATTGATCGAGTCATGGCCGACAAGCTTGTTGCCCTGGCTATCACACCAACACTTGAGATTCACGCACCACTGAACTTGCGTCGCCGTATGACTGTCGTCGGTCAGGCCGAAATGTTGAAGTGGACTGGCATAGCGCAAAAGATGATTATTGAAGGCCGTGTTAAGCACTCTGGTCAAGTCAGTTTGTCAGAGCACGTATGCCGAAGCGTCCTTGTCAAAACTGGTATGGGCGTAATGATCTCGCACAAGTCGAGTCCAGGCCCTATCGAGTTAGCCAAGTGTGCAGTGTGGGGCATTGCGTTATCAAGCAAGTATCAGAATCGGGCTAAACCCATGATGGTAGTACGGTGAACTAATATCGGCGATGTGTCGGTGGGGTCGTCGGGGCCCCATCGGCATCCCCCTGCAAAGGAAAACTAATGGGATTATTTAGCAAAAAAGAAGTCACAAAGGCTGCAATTAGTCCTATTCCTGAGGAATCAGTAGCTGCTGCAGTTGGGACGAATTACTACCGACAGAACAAAGCACCGAACACAATCGGCAGTTGGTATACGTACCAGTCTGGTTTGGCTCGTAATCGTGCTATTTCTGTGCCTGCGATCAGTCGAAGCCGTGACCTTATGGCTTCAGTGTTGGCAAGCATGGAATTGAAGATGTGCACAGAGATCTGGAACGGTAACGAAATGGAAACCGTCCCGTTGGCACCACGCACCTGGTTACGCCAACTTGATCCCGAGATGCCTAACTCGTTCTTGTTCCCATGGATCTTTGACGACCTTTTCTTTTACGGCCGTTGCTTTCTTTACATAACCAGTCGCACAAAAGACGGTTACATGGCAAGCGCCACCCGTTTGCCACAGGGCTCCATTGACACGGCCGACGCTGAGGGTCCGGTGTGGTTCGGTAAAAGCAAAGAGATCTATTTCAACGGTGGAGCTCTTGACCCTGCCGATGTTGTTCAGATCTACAGCCCTACACAGGGCATGATCTACATGAGCGAACAAACCATTGCTACAGCACTCAAACTTTGCGACGCCCGTTTTCGTAACGCAAGTTCAGCAATTCCAGCAGGCGTACTTAAGCAGACTGGCGGAGAACCGTTATCGGCTGAAGAACTAGGCGCTCTGGCTGAAGCGTTCAATGAGGCTCGAAGCACAAACCAGACTGCAGCTCTAAACGAGTTTTTGACGTACACAGAAACTACGGCCACACCCGACAAAATGTTGCTCATTGATGCAGCCGAATACCAGTCAAAAGAGATCGCTAACTTGTGCAATGTGCCCCCGTATTTGTTGGGTATTTCTACAGGTTCGTACGCATACACAAACAGTGCCGGTGCCAAGTCCGACTTGTGGACCTTCGGATTGTCAATGTATGCACAAGCAATCTCGTCAGCCCTGTCACAGCAGTTGCCTCGAGGCACCTATGTCAAATGGGATGTTGAGAAGTGGCTAGAAATTGACAGTTACATGGAAAAAGAAACAAAAGAAGTTGAAGAAAACACTCAAGAGGAGTTGGCATGATCAGGTTTAGTTCAAACACTTTCGCCGTAGAAGCTGCAGGCCCAGACGGGCAAGAGCGTCGCACCATCACTGGCGTGGCCGTTCAATACAACACTTTTGCAACTGTTTCAGATGGCACCACCGTTTCGTTCGCACCTGGCTCATTGCCCGTTGATGGTCGCCCCCCACGTGTGTACATGTACCACGACAGCACCATGCCAATCGGTTTAGTTAGCGAAAGAGTCGACACAGGCGAACAAATGTTGCTGGCCATGAAGATCAGTGCAACGAGTCTCGGGAATGAAGCCCTCGTGTTAGCAGCTGATGGAGTGATGGAACTAAGTGTTGGCGTAAATCCGACGCAATTCAAATACGACGACAAAGGCAATATGACAGTGTTAGCAGCCGATTGGTCAGAGATCAGCCTTGTCCCACAGGCCGCTTTCTCCGAGTCTATAATTAGTAAAGTTTCGGCGGAAGCGCCACTAGTCGAAGAACTAAAGGAAGAACCAAAAATGGAACTTAGCCCAATCGTTTCTGAAGAAGTCATTGTGCCAACCGCACCGATCTTTGCTCAGCCCAAGCGCGAGTTTGCTATGCCAAGCGCATCCGAAATGCTCGCCGCTTACCACGTCGGTGGCGACACCTGGCACAAAGTGAACGATGCTTTCGTGCAGGCTTCACGCCGTAATCAGACTGCGATTCAAGCAGCAGCTGGTGACATTTTGACCAGCGACACGCCAGGCTTGCTCAGTGTCAGCGTTTTGGGTCCCGTGTTCCAAGACCTTAATTTCGTCCGTCCGGTTGTTAATGCTTTTGGCGCTCGAGCCATGCCGAACACCCCAAGCCGTCAGTTCGTGAGACCTACTATTACAACTCACACGTCAGCGGCCGAACAATCGGGTCAGCTTGACGCAGTGTCGGCCACCACGATGGTTGTCGCTTCGAACACTGTCACCAAGAAAACTGTTGCAGGACAGGTCACCTTGTCACGCCAAGACATTGACTTCACCGATCCTGCAGCAATGCAAGTGGTGTTGAACGATCTCGCCGGTCAAGTGCTTATCAAGACTGACGACATTGCAGCCGACGCACTCGTTTCAGGTGCAACCGCTTCAGGTTCAACTTGGACTGTCACAGCCGCCGATCCATCAGGATTGTTCACCGCCTTGTACGACGCCGCTCGAGAAATTGCGGAAGATTCAAACTTCTTCCCCACCCACTTGTGCGTGTCGCCTGATGTATGGGAGAAGCTCGGTCGTCAGACCGATGCCGACAAGCGTCCTGTGTTTGGTTACAACGCCAACGGCATGATGACCACGAACTCAATCGGTAACGTCTCTGGTATCCAGTACACCAGCATGAACGTTCTTGGTTTGAATGTGGTCGTTGACAACAACTTCGCTTCGGGAACAATGCTTGTGGTTTACGCACCAGGCTTTGAAATCTACGAATCAGGCCCGCAATTGTTGAGCCTTGACAACCCGAGCACCCTCGGCAAGAACCTGAGTATTCACCAGTACTTCGCCACGTTCGTTGCTAAGTCGAGCTTCATTCAGTCAATCACAATCGCCTAACTCTCAGTCCGAAAGGCGGTTAGCCGATCATGGCTGTTTATCAAGTTACTTTCCACCAGCGTTTGGATAACTATGCGGTTGTCCAGACGCTGACGGAACCCGATGTCGCTGTCGGGCAATCAATGACTATTGCTGGGTTAGGTCACGGCCTGAACGGCACGCATGTCATTTACGATCTGCCTGCATACTTGTTTCTTGGTGTCGACTCTGAAGGTGACCTCATTTTTGATGTCAACCAGCCGATACCAAACCAAGTTCTTTACTACGACGAAGACGCCGATCTAGGTCGTAGTGCCGCTATCCCTCAAGGGACTTTGACTTACACCGAGACTTGTACTTGGGTCACAGGGCCACAGATCGCTACCTATCTCGGCATCACTACCGCTGGTGACGAAACTGCTTTCTTGGTTCAGGTTGCTTCAGCTGCAAACAGTTTCTGTTTTCGTAGACGTCAGGAGTCCGGCTACACCGACTCGCTAACTACTTCACCTGGTGGAGATGTCACCCTCGGCGTTTTGATGTATGGCTCTGCCTTGTATCGACAAAGAGGAAGTGTTGATCAGTTCGCTAGTTTTACAGATATGGCGTCAGCGCCCGTTGTAGGGCTCTCAGGGCTCGTCAAACAGTTGTTAGGCATCAGCAGACCACAGGTCGCCTAAAATGGCTTACACCGACTTTCTGAATGAGGCGCTAGATGATCTCGTCACTACTCTCCAAACTATTTCGGGTTTGCGTGTTGTTAACGATCCTCGGAACATTGCTCCACCTTGCGCTTTTGTTGATGCTCCGACCATCGAGTCGTGGAACGGCAACATTGTCAAAATGTCGTTCCCAGTCACGCTCATCAGCAACGGCCCAGGCAACCTTGACGCCCTACGCCAGCTCTTGTCACTCACGGCCGAGTTGGTCACGAAAGACATTTCGGTAATGAGTGCTAACCCTAAAGTTGTTTCGGTTGGCGGCGCTGATTATGCCGGATACGAATTGATTATTCCCCTACAAGCACAGGATTCATGATGGACAGATATGTAATTACAAGTACTCGAGTCGGTGAAATTGGCACAGCGTTTGTTGCTGGTCCGTCCGACGATATTGATTGGTTGATCGCTGGTGGTTTCATTCAGCGTTCCGACACTCACCCGAGTAAGGGTGCTAAATTAGCCAAGAAGCCCGACGCAACCGATTCTCAGGAGTAAATCATGGCCACGTCGACTTACCTATCCAATCCGATTGTCTCTATCGGTGCTGTTGATATTTCTGATCAGTGCACGAGCGCAAACTTGTCGCAGAAGATTATGGCTTTGTCTGACAATGCCTTCGGTTCGACTGCTACAAGTTTCACGGCAGGGTTGCAGGACAACACCTTGACCTTGGAGCTCTACTGGAGCACAGCCAGCTCAGAGACTTACGCAACTTTCAAAGCCCTTGTCGGCACAAAGATTGCGTCCGTAACCATCAAGGGAACTTCGGCCGCTACTAGCGCCACAAACCCCCTAGGCACCCTAACCAATGGGTATCTTGAAGAATTACCAGTGATCTATTCGCTTGGAGAGCTCAGCCGTTGCACCATAGTTCTGCGTGGAGGCTCGTTCGCCTGGACTGAAGTCTGATCTAACCAAAAGTTCCTTTTCAATAACAAAGGCCCTCGGGCCCTACTGGAAACAGTTAGTTGAAAAGGTCGCACTCGACACAACAGAAAAGGACCCGACATGAAACTAACGATCCGTTTTGACATTGGTCAAGGACCAGCAACGATCACAAGCACTTTGGCAACACTCGTTGCTTGGGAACGCCGTTTCAAAATGAAAACCAGTGACCTTGCCGACAACTTCGGTATGGAAGATATGGCGTTTATGGCTTGGTATACAGCCAAAATCCAAACTGATCACGGACAAACAATTCCGGTTGAGTTTGATTCGTTTGTTAACAAGCTTGTAGAAATTGAGATTGTGAGCACTGCGTCCTCAAACCCTACGAAAGCGGATCACACCGCCACTCTCTAGCGCAACTTTTGGTCATTACAGGCTGGTGGCCACCTGGTATAGACTTTGACTCGGACGACCTCTCGACAGTCGCCACGATTCTTAAGGAGAGGTGAACCATGTCAATGCAAATACAGGGACTTGAGTCCACCTTGAAAGTTCTTAAGACTGTGCAACCTGAAGTGCAAAAGCAGTTCTTTAAGGACGCTAAGAAGATTCTTAAGCCTGTTGTTGATGAGGCAAAGAAGTTGTATCCGTATGGAGACCCAACTAAAAAGAATGGTTCTTGGCCGTCTGGTATGAGTCGCACTTGGGCACCTGGTGGCAGACCGTTGTTTCCCTATTTGCAAAGCACTGCTATTCGAGGCGTAAAAATTGAGACGTCATTGTCAAAGAAAAAAGATGCCGTTCTCAGTCTTGTGAATAAGGATGCTGCAGCTTCAATTGTGGAGTTCGCCGGCACGAATCCAAACCGCCTTGCCGATGCTCTGAATGGCTGGTCAGAAAAGCCTCGAGTTATGTGGCGTGCATACGAAAACAATGCTGGTCAGGTTGAGTCGCAAATGAAAGTTTCGGTTGATGAAGTAATGGCACTTATTAACCAGGTAACGAAAACGGTGGTGGTCTAATGGCTATTCGAATCCCAATTATTACCGACCTGCAAGATAAAGGGATCAGGGACGCTAAGACAGCCTTCGGTAACTTTAAGACTGCAGTTAGCAATGCTGAAGGCGGTTTAGGAAAATTCAAGGCTGGCTCAAAAGCCGCATTTGATGGGGTCAAAGCGCAGGCAGGCAACATGGCGCTTATGGCCGGCACTGCTATTGCAACGTTTGCCATTAAGGCCATTGGAGACTTTCAAGACCTAGCGATTGCTGCAGGCAAATTTAGTGATGCCACAGGGCTAACGGTTGAGGATGCTTCAAAGTTTATGGAAGCGGCCGGCGACATCGGCGTGCCAGTTGACAAACTAGAAGGTGCTATTGGTCGTCTTAATCGGACGATTGGTGCGGACCCTGACAAAGTTCGTGACCTTGGCGTAGACCTCGTTTATTTGAACGACGGATCTTTAGACGTCAACGAAACATTCTTAAACACCATTGATCGCATCAAAGCCATTAAGGACCCTGCAGAAAAAGCCAAGGTTGCCGCACAGCTACTTGGCAAAGGCTGGCAGGACATGGCCGAACTTATCGAGTTAGGTGCCGACGATTTAAGAGCTTCACTTAACAGTGTTGACGATTCAAAAATCATTGACAAAGAAGAAGTAGACAAAGCCAAAAACTATCGAGCCGCTATGGACAACCTCAAAGATTCTTTTGAGAAAATGGCCATCAACCTTGGCGAGCGTTTACTCCCTAAAGTTGCCGAATTGCTTGATTTATTGGCAAAACTGCCTGGTGCGTTGCGTGGTGCTGGTGGCGTCGTCGAAGATGCTTTCTCCGATGCTGACTTGGCAGAAATGGGCAACGAAGCCGCAGCTGCACGAATTGAGTTTAAAGCCCTTGCCGATATGTACGGAGGCTATTACGCCAGTCGAGTACAAGGCGCCAAAGACGACACTTACAAACTTGAACAAGAAATGCTTGATCTTGAAGAAGCAACAACTGCAACTGAAGAAGCATTTCAAAATCTTAAAAACGAATTGAAACTGGAAAGTTCAGTTGCAGACGCAAAAGGAATGCTGGAGCAACTTAAAGAAAAAGCCGTGGAAGCGTTTAGTGGTGCTGACGGTGCTTTAGGTGAATACG